TCTTCAGTAATAATCCTAAAAAGAAATTCGTTGATAATACAAAAAGAAATTATCAAAGAAAATTAAAGAATATTCAAGTAACTAAAGATTTTTGGAATAATGAGAAATCAGGAAAAATTCCAGTAGTTATAAATGATAGTGAAATTATACCAGCTATTATAAAATAAATAATCATATTAATATAAACCTCTCTTAGAAATAAGAGGGGTTTTTTATTGATGACATAAGAATAGAAGAAGTGGGTAAAAAATAATCCCCAGTTGGAGCAACTATTCAATGTATCATAATGCTACTGTGGTCACAGAAGGTTTTCCAGTATGTTAGCAGTAGCCAAGAGGATATCCCATACTACATTGTGAAAGCGTGTAGTTGAACCAGATAAGTGACGGAATAAAACCCCAGAGTCTTTTGAAGATATGGGTATGTATACTGTTCCAAATGGAGTTCTCTTGGCACAATAAATATTAGTTTACAGCGAGGCCAGGTGTCTCATACCGAAAGGAGATTGCTATGAATCATTATAAGAAATTAGCTGAGTACGTTGCTGAGAATATTACTGGAGTGGCTGGTAGCTTTATGCTTACTGAAGATTTCGGTAACTTTGTTATAACAGAAGTACATAGCACGAAGGACTGCCAAAAGGTAGTTATCGAGCATACTGGAGATGTTAATGAGACAGTATGGGAAGTTACTTTTAAAGTAAAAAGTAGAAAACTAATTAAATAGGAGAAGTTATGAAAATTAATTCAGAACAATTTAAGGAAATACTATGCAAGGCGAATCGGATTGTACCGAATGCAAAAATAAAGTTCAAGGGAAAATCTTGGGTGAGTGCATCTACAGAAAGTGATTCACAAGTTTTCACATATAATGAACTGGAGAAAATAGTTATTTGGTTCGCAGATGACAGAGATAGCAGTAATGTAATAGCTATTCATCTGAAATGCTAATGAATTAGTAGTATTAAGTACTAGAAGTCTAGGACTTATGTATTCATACTGCTGATAGGGGATTGTCAGAGTTATTAGTAATGAGTGCAATCCCCAAAGTAAAAAAGAAAGGAAAAGTATTATGGAAGATGATATATTCTGTCCATATTGTAATGGGAAAGGTTATACCGAAACTGATACAAATGAAGAACCTTGCTACAAGTGTGAGGGAGGTTATGTAACCGAATTAAAAGGAGAGGAAAATGATTAAACCAATGTTTAAGTTTGGTAGTACTTTAACCAAAGCTATATTTTCAAGTGCAATATATGGCTATGGAAAAAGGAGAGCTACTTGGTACTATAGATTGCTGTTAAGCGAGGATTTCGCTTATATTATAACAAGATATTATAAAAGGCATCAAGTTATGAGAGATGTAGATGCGCAGTATAATAGAAGGGGATATTATAATGAAAACACACCGAGAGATAATCAAGAAACTAAACAAGCTGGATCAATTAATGACGATTGGAATGTTCAAGAAAGTAAATGAAACAATCCAAAATATAAACAATAGATTGAAAAAGCTGGAGGAGATTCAGGCAATAGAGCAACAAGCTCAAGCCGAATCTGATAAAGCGTGGAGTAAAAGCTATGGAGGTACGATATGAGTAAGACTGGTCAATGGGCATATGATGAACAGCTCAAAGAACAAGAGAAAATGGCTGACTTGCATAAGATAGAAGAAAGTGTAACGAAAGCTATGAAACAATTAGAAAAGGTAAAGGATAGATTTACAACGGAACACATTGTTGTTCACGCATATTGTTTATCTTCATTTGTTCTTTTGAATAAGGCAAAAGATTATGTTTCTAATTTAATAAATGAATGGGAGCAGAAGGAGTTTGAAGGTTCGTATGAACCACCAAATATTCCAAATGAAACTGAAGCTGAGAAAGCAGCAGTTGAGACACCTAATGAGAAACCATTTGGTTAAAAGGGTAGGAAAGAAAGGTTAACCTACCCTTATTTTAGAAGTATATACGAAAGGAGTAAAATATATGCTAAATACTACCGAAAGTAAATTACAAATAAATGCACAAAACGACATTGTGCCAATCCGAAAGCAAATCCAGACTGTAGGAGATGAGGTTCTGATTGAGGACAAGGTAGCACTATTTAATGGAGATCATTATATTGCCACAATGTCCAAGAAAGCAGCCGATAATCTGAGAACATATGGAGCTTTTGTTTCTATGCTTAATGAAGGTATGCAACAGTATTCTATGGATACTAGCAACATATCGGTTAAAGATGAAGTCCACGAAAATGGTGGAAAATTTATGAGAGTTGTAGACTTTAACGATATTAAGGTTAAGTTTATGCAAGACGAAATGATACTGAGATTATGGGCGTGGACAGCTTATAACCTGAAATGGGCAGAACAATTCATATTCGGCCCAATAGTTGTCATCTGTACCAACGGATTATTTCACGGAGCTTGGAAGATAAGAGGAATGTCCAAGAAGAACTGGACAATCAAGGCATCATTAAAAGCTGATGATATATCTAATGCTATTGAGGCGTTCAGTAGTATTCCAGAAATGCTTGAACCTATGGTTAAGAGAAATGTTAAACCAGATACAGTTAAGCATTTGTTTGAGAATACAATAGCTCAAATCAAAGATGAGATATATCCAAGAGTATCTGATTACAGAATGAGAGAGCTATCTAGTCATTGGGATACATATAAAGGAAGATATGGAAGTAATCTTTATGCAGTATATCAAACAGCTACCCATTGGGCATCACACCCTGAAGGTAGGGGATTGTCTGCAAATAAGGTGAGAACCAGATCGGATCAAGTGGTAGATATGCTTGAATCAAATGATTGGAATACTTTACTAGCAGCATAAAACAGTCTATTCTTAGGGAATGGATTATGCTTTAAGCAAATTTTATAAGGAAGTGATACCTCAATTCGTCAAAAGAAGGAATGAATTGGGGTATACACAGACATCTTTAGATGCTCATATGAATATTGCGAGAGGTTTAGTATCAAAATGGGAGACTGGAATCCGGAAACCTTCAGGATTCCTTTTCTGTTGTTGGGCAGAAGCTCTTGGCTGTGATCTTGTTATCGTACCGAAGAAAAATCCGAGAAAAATTGAGAAAGAATTGAGTGTAAACAAGATTAAAAAAGGGAAATATGAATGGTAGATAAAATAAATCCAGAGTACTACCGAAACTTCAATATAGAAGTCATAGATGCGATAACAGATTGGCAGCTTAATTATATGGAAGGAAATGTAGTTAAATATGTTGTAAGACATAGAATAAAGAATGGAAAGGAAGATATATTAAAAGCCATTTGGTATTTGAATCAAATGTTAGAGGTAGAATATGGTGGGAAGAACAGTAGGAGATACGATAAAAAATATTCTTCGAAAGACAAAGAGATACATCAAAATGGATCAGACAGATCCAATGGCTCAGTCGAAAAAGAGGAAAGAGTGGATAACGAGGTTAGCGTATAGGTATTTTACAATCGAACAAGCAGCCGAATTTGATAAGCTATTTAATAGTAAATATGTTACAGATAATAGAAAAGTTAAGAATGTTGTCAGGTTATTGACAACTAAATATATGAAAGAAAGGGAACTATGGCTAGAAAGAAGAAACCAGAGGCGATATTGAAATCGAATACCCATTTTACTATTCACGAAAATAAAAATCGAGAGGATTTAAATGGAATAGGTGGCACAGATGCCATCAGAATAGTGGAAGGAAAATGGAAAGACTTATGGGAATTAAAATTAGGTTTAACAGAATTTCCAGATTTATCCAATGTATTTCCAGTACAGTTAGGCATACTAACAGAAGGTATGAACCGATTATGGTTTATGAAAGAAACTGGAATACAAGTTTTAAAACCAGATTTAATAACTTCAAATGAAGTGCCATACTTGTTTGCAAGTTTAGATGGAATAACTGAAGATGGTTGCATCTTTGAGGCAAAACATGTCAGTCCATTTACAGTCAAGAATGTAACTGAAAAGTATTACCCTCAGGTACAGCATTACTTAATGGTAACACGATTTAAGAAAGCGTATATGTCTGTGTTTGTAGGTAATAGTATGCATAAAATCTTTGAGATAGATAGAGATGATGAGTTCATCTTCAAGCTATTATATGCAGAGGCGTATTTCTGGAACTTTGTTGAACAGAAAATTGAGCCATCAGATTTTGTAGACTTTAACGCATTAAGTAAAGGAGGAAAACATGAATTTGCCATACCCACACCAAGCTGGTTATCGGAAACAATTCACTAGCAAAGAGGCAGCAGATGACATTAACAAAAAGCTACCATATTTGCGAAGTAGAGTACTACAGATAATAAAGAATAAGGGAAAGAATGGAGCTATTCCAGAGGAAGTGGCTGCATTAATGAACATAACTATATTATCAGTAAGACCTAGATTTACTGAGTTGAAATTGAGTAATCAAATAGTAGATTCAGGAGAGAGAAGGAGAAATAACTTTAATAAAAATATAATTGTATGGAGGTATAATGACGAAAGAAAAAGCGAATCCGAATAAATACATTTGGGATCAATTAAAACAAACTGATCCAAGATTCACTAAGAGAGTGAATAAGGGATTTGGAGAAATAACTACTATTGATCCAATGTGGCAGATTGGAAAAATGACTGAAACATTCGGCCCAATCGGTAAAGGTTGGAGCTATGATGTTGAATATAAATACACAGAGTTGTTAGTCTTTGCTGAAGTAAAGATAGTTTGGACAGACAAAGATGATGTTTGGTACAAGTATGGCCCAATATCATCAGTGCAAAAACTATGGAGAAAAACTGGAGCTTTAGATGATGAGGCACCAAAGAAAGCATTTACTGATGCCCTGACAAAAGCGTTTAGTCATTTAGGATTAAGTGCAGATGTATTCTTAGGACTATTTGATAATAGTAAATACATTGAAAAAGTAAAAGAAGATTTAGGTATCTCTAATGTAGCAAAAATTAGAGAAGTAAAACCTAATAAAGTTGGGAGCTGACATTCCTCCTTTAAGGAGTAGTATATGTCGTACTACCGATACTAAAGGTTGAGTACAATACCCTGACTACTTCCATTTAGGACTGTGCCAAGTTCTTTGTCAGTTCTCAATTATTCATAGGGGAGCTTGGCACTAAAAAAAGAAAGGAAAAATAATGTATAGATGGTTACAAGATTCCATATGGGATTCTGTTATGGAAAACTATGAAGGATATTCACAAAGTGAAATATGTCATAGTGTTTATAAAGGGATACCTTTTTGGAAAAAAATAATTTTTAAGATGCTTTTCGGAAGAAGTATTATGGAAGATGTAGTGCGTGAGGCAGTAGAAGAACGAACAGCAGATGTAAGAAATATGACGAGGTAATAACGGAGTTAGATAAAAATGGTTCTATTTAATCATTTATCAGCCCTATATAAAAATAGGTCTTATAAACATCAAAGAAAAAGAAATTTAAAGTCTGTAAAAAAGAGTTTGGTGAAAACCATATTGAGAAAAAATAATCCAATAGAGGATTTATTAAATATCATTGGCGATTTAAGAGTTAAAAGTGCCAGATTAATGCAAAAGCTTAATCAGCAAAAAAATAGAGCTGATAAATGGTCGAGTAGATGCGAAGATTTAAAAAACATAGTTCAGGATTTAAAAAAAATTAAATATGACAAAATTATGTTGGATAACGAACAACTTCGTAAAACAAATCAAGAATTAAATCTTATGCATCATCAAGCTGTTGTAAAAGTTTTAAATTTAGGACAAGAAATAATAAAACTGAAAGGCAAGAAATGAATATAGAAAATTTTTTAACCATAGTACATGAGATCCAATCAGAAGAAAAACATAGAACAATTCCTATAGTTCAACTTATAATTCTTCTAGAATTATTTAAAGCAAAAGGTAATCCTGTATCTTTATTAGACATTCAAAATAAGTATAGCTTTGAAAGATATACTGTTCATAGAAATTGCACAATGCTGTCCAGTGGTATGGGAAGAAAATACAGACGAGGCAAAAGTTGGATTACTAAAAATCATATTGGAAAGGACGATCAACGAATGAAAGAAATTAAATTAACAAAAATAGGTAGTATATTTGTAAAAAGATTATTTAGTATAAATGATATTTAAAACAATAGTAATAATATTATTAATGCTTATTCTTTTGAGTACTTGTGGATAAATCATAATATAAATCAATGACTTAGGAGACATAATG